TGGTCAATAAATACATTTGCACCACTAGAAACTGCGGTAGAAATAGCGGGAGTGATCACCGCTTGAGTATCAGAAATTCTTTCTACAATTCTTCCACCGTATTCAGCACCATCAGGACCTGCACCTGCAATACGAATATAACGAGGGTATGCAGCGTCATCCCGAGCGGTTACATAGCTAGAGAGAATGACTGCATCACTTACAGTAATTGTCGTAGCGCCCGCACTGACTCCAGAAGCAAGAGTAGAAGTTTTTGCTGCTTTCGGAACTGCAACAAAGCGTCCTACAAGATCACTACTAAAAGTACCGGAAGGTGCAGTAATGCTTGTTCCGCTTACAGAACCCGTAAAGAGTTTAGGACCGTAAGAAGTCAGACTAGTATTTCCAGCCAGAGGAGTATCATTATAATATACGCTGGCGGAGCTATTTACCAGACCTTCGATAGGCCCTTCAGAAATTAGATCGTAAATTGCACCATATTGCTGTCTGCTCATTTGTGTCCCTTACTTATTATGAACGATAAAATCATTCACAATGTATGTATCGTCGCCGTCTACATTAAGATTAAAAACTGGCAAAACCTGACTGATACTAGAAAAAGATTCGAGTGTCACGTTTCCATTTTGTGTTACTAGTGTATCTCCGATTTCAAGCTGTTCGATATTTAGATCGGGGTGAAGCTGTCGGGATACATATTTATTAAAGCTTTTCCATCCATCTGTTGTCAAGAAAGGATGCGAAGAAGTTACAAAGTGGTCAGAATTATTAATAGAAAAAAGGTAGAAAGGACCACGAATAATTTTAACTTCAAGAACACTATTGTCTCCTGTGTTGCCTTTTACAAGGTCTCCTTCAACAACATCTTGAATTCTTTTCGTGGAACCATCTGCCATTGTAACAAGTGCATCTGCAATGAAGCAGTCTCCTTCAGGAGAGCCACCAGAGCTAGAAGGAGAAGAATCTACACCGCTGGGCGCTACTCCTCCTGTTCCGATCCATGTAGGACCATAGTTTCCATAAGGATTATAGCCAAAGCGCTGAGTGCTAAAGCTAGTGCTAATTGTAGCACCGCCTACAATAAGTTCTCCATACGCAACGGGAACAGGAACACCCTGTTGTACTGTATTTACGGGACCATTAAAAAGATAGGACTCATTTTCAGACCCATCTGTTTCGGGGCCAGGAGCCATAAGCTGAGAAATACCACTAAGTGCAAGATTAATTGCTACGCCTACTGCAACCTGTCCTAGCGTTCCGAGTCCTGTTGCAACTTGAACACTAGTTCCTGCTTGCCCAATTGTAGAGCCTGCAACAGTTTGAATACCTCCGCCACCAAAAATTCCCGCGCCTCCAAAACCTCCAGTAGCCGCAACAAGCGCTACGATTGCTACTGCGGCTAAAATTTTTCCAGTTCCGCCTTTTTGTCCTACGGGTACTTCTGTAATAAAAATATCTTCTTTACCCAAAGAGAGAAGAAGCTCTTTTTCATCAATAAAATCTTCGCCTCTTGCAATTTGAAACTCAATTCCTTTATCGGCAGCATCAATCATGTACTGACGAAATCCAGGAGTTTGACAGTCGATTAGTTTAAAAATATCGGGAATAGTTCTGCAGGAAGTTTCCCACTTCTCTCCAAACTTACTAATTCCACCTACTAAATGAACTGTTTGCATCTTATATATCTCGTTATAAATCTGCCCCAAATTGAGTGAAGCGATTCTCTGCAAGAAAGTCGATCTACTGCGTGATGTAGAAAGTTGTCCTCGCCAATATAAATACCACAATGATTTGGTATATCAGACATGACATTAAATATAATCATATCGTGTTCCTTTGGCTCTTCTACCGTTACAAACCCAAAGGTATGTTGCAAGTCATCAAAATAGTTAATTCCCTTTTCCCAAAAATTATCTTCAAAAGGAATAGAGGGTAAAGTAATTCCTAGTTTTGTGTAGTAATAGTCTCTGGCAAGAGAATAACAATCATTTTTGCCAAACTCATATGTTTTACCCAACAATGGCTTTGCTAATTTTTCAGGGGAATAAATATATTCTTTATTTTCGGGGACAGAATAAATCCAGTATGGAATTCCTAAAAAATTGCTAGCATTTATATCTGCCTCACTAGGTTCGCAAGAGCCGTCTGGATGACTATGAACTATTGCATGAATATCGCCTTTTAAACTGGCTCTTATATAATCTTGTGCAGATATTTTGAATTCTTCATCGCCTTCTGCTACATTTTCACAAGGAACATACTCTAAAGTTCCTCGTTTGTTTAATACTATGCCACAGCCTTCTCTTGGGTATTCCTGATTTAAATGTAATAATATATCTGCTAACATTATTTGAACGCTCTTGAAGCAGGAAACCCCCCAAAGGGCAAAGCTACCGCTTTGTCCGTAGGAACAGTTGCACCTGTATTACCGTCTGGAATTGCATGGAATCTAAGTGAGCAAGAAGTTATTCTCTTGCCACATACATCTCCATATGTCCAAAAGTTTCCGATCACAGGAGTAGTTCCACTAATACTAATTGTTTTTACTTTATAAATCTCATTTGAGTACTTTACATAGTCATTGAACTCAGAATCTGTATATGCGTAATAAGTTGCAGAACCACTATAGTCATTCCAAACTCTTACTCGTCTCCACGAAACATTTGTATCACTAGGATCATCCGAAGTATTGCTTACACACTGCCAGTATCCTGTAATGCTAGAAAACCCAGAATCAAAGTTTCCATTTGTATCGTATCTTTTAAAAGCAGGGCTAGAGTCTACAAAAGAATAATAATTATTTGCTGTAGCATTTGTAGAACCAGAAGTAAAAGTATTAATAGTAGTATTTGCCTGATCTATAATGTACTCATCTTTCTTTGAAACGTACACGTACTCATCTTTGTAAGCCCCTTGATTGTGCCAAGTACATCCTCCAAGTTTATTTTCTTCTGCAAGATTTGGAGAAGCACCTGTATATTTCCAAGGGCATCCTCCTCCAATAACTTGTCTACGAGGAAGTTGAACATTGCTAAGATCAAAGGGAGCCGCTAATTCAAAAGAAACCGAAACAACGCTCTTTTCCATAATTCTATCAATAACATACGTTGTTTTTGGGTATTCTACAGCAGGAAAAGTATCTCCACTTTCTCCAACTAAGTACCTTTTTAGTGTAATTCTACGAGTTACTCGTCTACCAATTAGATCATCAAAGTCAATACCAATTGCGTCAGAAAACACACTAGCAATATTTGCTACAGTCAGAGTAGGTCTAGAATACGCTCCGTCCGAGCTAATATCGAATCCTTCTGCCTGAATAGGCAGAGATTCATAAGTATTAATATTATTAGAAGAGTCCCTAAATTGAATAGTTCCAGAATCATAGTTTGAAGTGAAGTACGCAAAACTTCCGTCTGCGTACTCCAGATCAAATAAAACAATAAGCTCAGAGCCAGGATCTTGTTTCTGTACTAATTCAATAATTTCACTCATGGTTCATAAACTCTTTTTAGCGTTGCAGTACAAGAATAGTAATCGTCATAATCGTAGGAGATAGAATAATCCTCACAAATTACTTTAATTGTAGTTTCATTACCGCCCCCGTTTGTATCGGGAATTGTAAAAGAAAAATTAGTAACGCCCTGTTTGCTATCAAAGAAAGCTACAATATCATCAATGTCTGCCTTCGGACGCGTATTAAAAGTTACGCTATATGTTTGGTCTAAAGGATTAATACCTTGTGCAATTCTTTGCTCATAACCATCACCGAAGTTTGCAACATATCTTTTTGGCTTAGTCTGCCGAGACATGGCCTTGTCCGGAATACGACGAGTAGCAGTTAAATCAGTAAATCCAAGTGCCATTATGCTGCTCCATACGGGCTAAGCAAGCCGCCGGGTCTCTTTTGTCTCTGAAGTTCAGACTGGACTGCTGCTGCAATTACTTTACCCAGTGCTGCTCCCTGCTCACCGCCACCTTGTGTGGTTTGCTGTACGTTTCCTTCGGTATTAACAGTAATAGAAACATTATTAACATTTCCAGTGCTTCCTTCGACAGGAATAGATTTACCATTCGGCAAAGGAACAACAGCTTCTGTACCGTGCAGCATTGCAAGATGTCCATTGCCAGAACCGGAAGCAATGCCTCCAGTTGCATAGCCAGGAATCTTTTTCCCATTATTCATAATACCGCCGCTGGAGAAAGGAAGAATGCTAGAAAGAATTCCACCGAAGCCGCCGCTCATGCCGCCGCCAAAAAGACCGCTAAACAAATCACTGAATAAAGTGCCGAACCCTTGTAATCC